ACAAAACCAAACAAGCCTTAAAATTGCAGAGAATTTTCACCTTCACACGAATTTTCAAACGCAATCTTTGTCTTCCCTTCTACACATTCAACAAGAATGGATTGCATTCAATTTGGATCGTTGAACGCAGGGATGATCAAGGTTAACGGGGTCTGGGACGCAGCTATACTGAGCAAGCAACAGCTTGATAATTTACATTATAAGCAGTTGGCTCTTAAGTATAATTGCTGGGCTGAGAAAGAAATTGAGCGAAACGACACAACTAAGGCATTCAAAGTTTTTGATGCCACACACACTAGAGGTGACGCGACCATGCCAATGATTACTAAGCCAAGCAAGGTCATCATTGAGCATCACGTGCAAGCAATAAAACCTGTCAAGAAAATTTGGCGTATGAAGAAACCTGAAATAGAACCAGTGGCGTGGATGATATCAACATATAAACCCAAGCAAAAGAAACCAAAAGCCTTGCGAGTATCCTATTCCATTGAAAATCTACTCAGGTTTGTCAATAAAACTCACACAAGGATTGGCAAGCATGTCGAAATCATTGGAAAGAAAAGAATAATCATTAAGCGAAAGCGAATAATTGGTAACAATCTTATCCATGTAGACACACACCATGAACATGGACAACTGCGGAATCAAGATGTATCACTGGACAATTTCACAAAAGACACACTCACATATATGTGCACCATAAAGAAAATCCAACAACCAGTTGATCCAAACCAACTAAAGACAGGAAATAGTGGGTATGTCTTCTTTGAAAATGAAGATAAAAATCAAATTAGAATAGTGCGCGGACTACAAGGAAATAACATAGTTGATGCACTGAGCTACATCCCAAAGGGTTTACACAATATAAAACACTTAAGTGATTCATTTGAGATGAAACACTTAGATGAAGCACTCGAAGTCAAGCGCGCTAGTTGGTGTCAACCAACAGTTCCAGTTGATCACATGTGTAGTTTTGATTGGGATGATTCAACAAACATAGCATTTGGGAAAATGCTAACACAAGCATTCATGCCACAACTGGATGAGCACTGTTCAAAGTGTGCAAAGAGGGCGGCTGAGCGTACATGGGAAGAGATCTGTAAAGACTTTTCATCATCTCAAATGATTCAAGCCATGAAACATGCTGAAACGGACAAACGGTGGGAATTTCCTTCAAAAATATTTCAATTGGTAGAACGAGGACTTCAACAGCCAGATATGCCAATTGAAATATCTGAAGAGATAGCAAGAATTTGCTATGGTAATAATTGTGAACCGTTCAGAAACATACTGAAAGTACTCGCAGTACTTGATAAGCCTGACTTCACGGATGAATCAGCATGGAAGGAAGCTCATTTGAATTTACTTCAAATAGCACGCTACATGAAAAATCGTGAGATGCGAGTCAAAGGAGGCGATCTTAGCACGTTCATAAACAAAGTACCACCAACTTCTAAGAAATTATGGTATTTTGGAAACTACACAGAAAGTCGCGATTACACACAACATTTGAACAACTTGAAGAGAGACGCACAGGCATTGTATGCAAATTGGTTTAAGCAAGTCCAATACACAAAGGAAACACTACCAACTGAGAGGAAACACATAAGAGGAGTCAGAAAGTTGAGCGCGAATTTATTATTTGTACCACATACACTTAATGAGGTAAGCAAAGCAGTGCAGGGAATAAAAGTGGAATCATTTGACATTGATAAAACATGCATTTCTATGCGTGACAATCAGTTCGTTCACACTTGCTGCTGTGTCACACATGATGATGGCAAACCATATTACTCACAAGTAAGATTTCCCTACGCAACAATGCATGCAGTTGGAAATTGTACAAATTTTCAATTTTTGGATCTCCCGAAAGCATGGGATGGGCAGCTAGCTGAAGCAAAGGAAGGGTTTTGTTACGTTCACATCTTCATAGCAATGTATTTGTATATTCCAGCACACTATACACAAGGTTATATAAATTTAATTAACACTAAAATAATACCAGCATTGGGACCGTGGCCAACGTTGAAACGAGTAGCAACCGCATGTTGTTTGATAACTCTATATTATCCAAGCGTAATGGAAGCCGAGTTGCCCGAAATTTTAGTTGATCATGAACATAAAACAATTCATGTGGTTGATAGCTTTGGATCGGCATCATTTGGATATCATGTTTTAAAAGCCAACACGATACGTCAACTTTTACCAATCATGTCTGATGAAATTAAAAGTGAAATAGCAGAATACAATGTCGGAGGCACAAATAAATTAAACGCAACAACTATAAAACATCTCGTAAGAGCAACATTTAAGAAAGATAATTTCAAACAATTAATGGAAACAAACCCTTACCTAATTTTAATAGGAGTTTTATCACCTGTAGTCTTAAAACAATTATTTGAGAGTGGATCGCTGCAACTTGCAATAAAGTATTTCATGGAAACAAACATTGACTTATTTAATGTATGCTGCATTATGGAATCATTAGCACGAAAGCAACGCAAATCAGACACAATTATGCACCAACTAAGCACGTTGTATAGTGTTTATCCACAATTAATTGAAGTTTACCGCGATATGCATATTAACACACCTGAACAGGCAATTGCACATAAACTTACGCTCGATTCAATGCAAAGGATTGTAGAAATTAATAACGCGGACGTGCATCTAGTACATGGCGGATTTTGTACATTAAATGAAAACATGAGGCGGAAAAAAGAAGAATTGTACATGGAAATTGTAAATACTTCATTTTTAGAGCTAAGTTTGTTGGAAAGATTATGCTACACTACACGTACTATAAATATTTGTGGACGTATAAGGGCATATTTCAAAGAAACCAAAGGTCTAGATTCACAACAAGCATGGAAGCACTGCATTTCAAAGCCTTTAACTATTATGCAAAATGGAATAACACATTGCTGCGATGCAACGAAGCAAGCATCAGTAAACATGATGGATTCAATTCGATCGCGAGCAACACGAATTGCAATACGTGGCATTTCAATGTTAACACCGGACTTTGGGAAAATTCTAGGAGTACTTTCCATAGTTAGTGTTTTATTAACAATCTTTTATAAGACAAATAAAATTATAAAAAGAAAGCAATATGAAGCTTTACGCGTTTGTAATGAAAAGAATGATCTAATATATGAAATGATTGTTACAACAATGCAGAAATTTGACAAAGAAACAGGCAACGATGATTATTCAGATCCCGAATTCACAAAGTACTTAACGTGGCTCAGAAAAGAAAATCCAAACCTCTACAAAAGTGCAAAACCATTATTGTTAACTCCAGTCGTCCATCAGGCTAAGCAAGAACACAACATAATGCTGGAAAAGATACTTGCAATATCAGTTTTATTCATGATGGTATTCGATGCAAACAAAAGTGACAAGCTATATTCGATACTAAGCAAACTTCGAGGAGTGTTTTCAACACTAGGGCAAGATGCAGTACACCATCAAAGCCTAGATGATATCATGGATATAAAGGAAGAGAGGAGAAAAGTTGTTGAATTTGACAGACAAGAATTAGAAACTCCACACATGACACATACAGCAACAACTTTTGAGAAATTTTGGGAAATTCAAATTACGCAAGGAAGGACACTACCACATTATCGGACAGTTGGAAAGCTTGTGGAAATGACAAGGGAAACAGCACTCGATGTGGCTTCGTTAATAGCAAGCAGTAATGAAGCATCAGAATTCATAGTGCGAGGTGGGGTAGGGACAGGAAAATCAACATACCTACCTAGCTTATTATCTGAACGAGGAAAAATTCTGATAATTGAGCCAACAAGACCATTAACTGAAAATGTTGCAGATCAAATTCGAGGTAAGCCACACTTCAAAAGTCCAACTGTTGCAATGCGTGGTTTGAACACATTTGGCTCCGATCCAATCACGATCATGACAAGTGGGTATGCATTACACTACTTTGCACATAATAGGCAATTACTCAGGGAGTTCACTTTCATCATGATAGATGAATGCCATGTGCTTGACGCAAATGCAATGGCATTCTATGCTTTGTGCAAAGACATACGAGTGGTGGCAAAGATTCTTAAAGTTTCAGCAACACCACCTGGTCGTGAATGTGAATTTAAACCAATGCACCCAGTAAAAGTAGTTGCAGCAGAGCAGCTATCCTTTGAAACATTTGTTCAAGCACAAGGAACTGGATCAGCAAATGACATGGCATCAAAAGGTGAAAATATTCTGGTGTATGTAGCTAGCTACAACGAAGTGGATCGACTGTCTCATCTCCTACTTGAAAGGCAATACGCAGTAACAAAAGTGGATGGCAGAACAATGAAATTACGGAATGGACCGATAGAAATGAAAGGAAGTAGGAGTAAACCACACTTTATAGTTGCAACGAACATAATTGAAAATGGAATAACCTTGGACATTGATTGTCTGGTGGACTTTGGAACTAAAGTTGTTGCAGATCTGGATGTAGATGGGAGGCGTATCTTGTATTGTAAAACATCAATATCATATGGTGAAAGAATTCAGCGAATGGGACGCGTAGGAAGATTAAGACCGGGGATTGCACTAAGAGCAGGTTCAACAGCAAAGGGACTACCAGAGATACCTGAGATGATAGCCACAGAAGCAGCATTTATGTGCTTTCTTTATGATTTACCTATTATGACAGGACAAGTTTCAATGAATGTGTTATCGAAATGCACAAGAGAGCAAGCACAAACTATGGCCGCATTTGAACTGTCAATTTTCTTTACATCGAACTTAGTTGCATTTGATGGTTCTATGCATCCAGCAGTACATAGCTTAATTAATCAGTATAAGCTCAGAGATTCAAGAATCACATTAAATAGAGCAGCTTTACCATATAGATCTTCAATAAAATGGTTGACAGTACATGATTATGAATCACTCGCAGGACCCTTAGACATTGAGGATAAAACAGTTAAAATTTGTTATCTTGTAAATGATATACCACAATCACTACATGTTAAAATATGGAAAAACATTCTAGATAATAAACATGACATTGAAACGCGCAGGGTGGAAACATACGAAGCACAGAAAATTGTCTATACTCTTCAAACAAATAGCACATCTTTACAAAGAACAATTCTTGAAATCAAATCATTGATATGTGAAGAAAAGAGAAAGCAAGAAATGTTCACAGCGTACACTGCAAATTCAACAAATGGATTCATGATTAGCTTGGACGCGATCACACACTGCGTAAAAGCACGATATGCAAAGAGGTACGTTGAAGACAATATAAAGAAATTGGAACAAGTTTTAACAAGCTTAGTTGAATTTGAGAACATAGCACACGATGAATATACAACCGAAGTAGTTCAAAACTATCCGTGGCTAACACTTGTGCATCACGAAAACAAAGATGAGATCATTAAGCAAATTGGATTGAAGGCTAAGTATGACAATACACTTATTGCGAAAGATGCACTTCTTGCTCTTGGTGTGCTAGGTGGCGGGCTAGCAATGTTGTATTCGTCATATATGTATGCAATTGATAATGAAGTCCACTTTGAAGGAGATAGCAAGCGTACGCGTCAGAAACTCAAATTCAGACAAGCACGTGATGTAAAGAATGCTTCAGAAGTGTATGCTGACGATGACGAGACAATTAAAGAGAATTTTGGTGAAGCATATCTTAAAAGAGGCAGAAAGGGACCAAAGTATGAAAGGAAAATGGGATCTAAGTCAAGGCAATTTGTTAATTTCTACGGATTTGACCCAACACAGTACGACACGGCACGATTCATAGATCCAATAACAGGACACACAGTTGATATCAACCCAAATGAGAGAATCAAAGAGCATGAAATACGGGATGCATTCTATGATGCCAGAGAAAAGCGGGATGAAAATGGAACACTACAACCAGGTGAAGGATTTCATGCAAAGGAAGTGGAAGCATATTTCATTAATAACGCTACAAAACGCGCTTTAAAAGTTGACTTAACACCACATAACCCACTACAAGTCGGACATCGCACAAACAATGTGGCTGGACATACAATACACGAATTTGAACTGCGTCAAACAGGTCCAGCAAGGAGTATTCAAGTGGACCAAGTGCCAATGGCAAATAACACACTTGTTAGTGTTTCACACGAGAGCAAGTCAACGATGCAAGGGTTACGTGATTATACAGGCATCTCAAATATCATATGTTATCTAGATTATCAATATGGAGATGATCGCTCAAGGAAAATACATGGGTTTTGTTATGGACCATATATCGTCACAAACGCACATCTTATACCCCAACATGGAGGAAAATTGATAGTACACACGAAACATGGAAAGTTTACTATTCAATCACTACAGAAAATTGGAATATTTGAAGTCATTGGATCAGACATAATTATAATGAAAATGCCAAAAGATATGCCACCAAGCTCTAGTAAGGTATTAATCAGATCACCGGTCAACGGAGAGAAAATTGTTATGGTTGGAACATTGGACCAAGGAAGCAATCCTAGAGTTATGGTGTCAGATAGCAGTTCAACATACAATAAAGCAAACACAACATTTTGGAAGCATTGGATAACTACAAAGCACGGTTTGTGTGGTTTACCAATGGTTTCAATATCCGATTTGGCAATTGTTGGAATCCACAGTCTTGGGGCGAACAACATAAACGAAAATTATTTGACAGCCTTTTCAGATGATTTTATACCAAAATATCTTCAAAGTGGACATGAATTGGAATGGAATAAACGATGGAGCTACAATCCTGAGAATGTGAACTGGGGTTCAATGTACATAGCTGAGTGTGCACCTAAAGGTTTATTTAACGTGACAAAACAAGTAATGGATGTGTTTAATGAAGTAACACACCAAAGTGTGGATGACACATGGCTCACGAAACACATTGGCAAAAATTTAACACTCGTTGGCAAGTGTCCAGGAAACTTAATCACAAAACATGTGGTAAAAGGCAAAGCAGCAACGTTTTCATTATATCTGGAAGTTGAAAATCAAGCTCGGGTGTTTTTCGAACCATACCTTGAACATTACTTACCAAGCAAATTAAATAAGGAAGCATTTGTGAAGGACTTCTCAAAGTATGACGAACCAACTGAAACTGGTGTTGTTAACATTGAAAAATTCGAACAAGCAGTATTAAACGTCAAACAAATTCTCGATAGCATAAAATTCGAAAGATGTGGATTTATAACTGATGCGGAACCAATTTTTAATTCACTAAATATGAAAGCTGCAACTGGTGCATTATATGGCGGAAAGAAAAGTGAATTCTTTAAGGAATATACAGATGATGATAAACAGGAAATTTTGAAACAAAGTTATGAACGATTATACACTGGAAAGCTTGGAGTTTGGAATGGAACATTGAAAGCTGAGCTAAGACCAAAGGAAAAAGTTGAATT